TTTGGGATTGATCTGATCTTCAAGCAGAGTGACCAGAGGTACTGGTTTAGGCGGTGTGGATGCGGGCACTGGACGTGTGCCGAGGAGAGTTTCCCTTCGTGTGTCAAGATTCGAGACGATGGGACCGGATATATAGGGTGTGACAAATGCGGTAAGGAGGTCTTAATGTGGAACGGTGCCGGCACAGGTGAGTGGGTGGCTAAGTACCCGGATAAAAGTGACTATATGCACGGGTATATGGCTTCAAAGATGATGAACGTTCACATTGACCCTGCCGAGATTTTAGAGGACTTTTGCAACCCGCCCCATGACAACTTAGCGGATGTGTACCGGCTTTCGTTAGGACGTGCGTATTCTAACCCCGACGAGAAACTGAGGGTCTCGGATGTCTATGCGTGCTGCGGTCAGGAGTACCCCGCTCCGCGTAGCGAAGGTCCGTGTGCCATGGGAGTCGATGTCGGTAAGATAAAACATGTCGTGATAGGAGTTAAGATCGACAATAAGAGGTTCCGGATCATAAAGACGTGCAAATGTAAAGATTTCGATGAGATTGCCGACCTGTCAAAAAGATACAACGTTCGGAGTACTGTGATAGACATCCGTCCGTATGAGGACGAAGCACGTGCTTACCAGAAGGCACAGAAGTACCGTACATTCCTTTGCGAGACGAAGGATGTGCAGGTGACTGATTCTACGTTCAACGATAACACCGGGATAGTAAAGGCGGGCAAGACGGAGATGTTCGACCGTTCCCAAAGGTTGATTATGAGGGGCAATGTGGTACTTCCCAGAAGGTGTCCTGAGACGGACGAGTTTGCGCGTCAGTGCTGCAACTGTGCACGGTTCGAGGAAAAGGACAAACGAAGGGGGATTGTAGTAAACCACTACCGTCCTACTGGCGACCGGCAGGACCATTTCAGGGCGGCGCTTAATTTCTTCCAATTGGCTGCTTCAGGTCACAGGATTGCCAAGGTTAAGAGTAATAAAAAACGACAATTAAACGCTTCATTGAGGTAATATGGAAAAAGCAATAGAACTTTTAGGCTTATTCGATAAGACGTTTGAAGGCGACTCCAACTTCCGTGGAATCTATCAGGAGGTCGCCGATGTAATGTTTCCGCGAGAAAGCGCGATAACCACTAAACGGTCAAAAGGTGCGGTCATAGGCCGTGAGATCGTAGACCCTACCGGGATAAACGCATCTATTGACGCTACGGCAGGGTTGTCGATAAACCTTTTCCCGCCGGGCGACAAGTATTATAACGTGGTGATGGCCGATCCTGAATTAAATAAAAAGGACATTGTAAAACGGAAGTGCGGGCAGATCACAGATATTTCTCATCAAAAACGTGCAAATTCCAATTTCATCTTACAGTCTAACGAGACGCTTCGTTCGCTTATTACTCTTGGAACTGGAAATATATTCTCCGAATGGATGCCGAGTATCGGGTTAAACTACCGTGACTATGATGTAGGCATGTATACATTCTTAGAGAACGACCGCGGGCTGGTAGATACTATGATGATAGAGTTTCCATACAGCGCCAAACAGGCGTTCCAAAGGTGGGGCAAAAATGCCGGTGAGACGGTACTTGTAAAGTATAACGATTCAAAAACCTCTAATGACGAGTTTAAGTTTGTATGGATAACAAGACCGAGGAACCTTGAAAAACAGACAGGTAACGATATGATGTCGATGCCGTTCGAGTCGTTCTTTGTATCACGCACTGATTCTGTTATTGTAGAAGAGGGCGGGTTCCCGGAGTTTCCGTTCCAGGTATCACGATGGGCAAAGTCATCGTGCGAGAAGTGGGGACGCGGGGTTGGCACGGTAGCGATTGGGATAGTGAATACACTACAGACCGAACGTCAGGCTTTGACTGACTGCGGCAATCTGCACAATAACCCCCCGAAAGAGGTGTTGGAATCCTTTGACGGAGAGGTTCGTATAAAGTCGGGCGACCTTAATTTTGTGCAGGAGATGGGATCTATCGCGGCGATCCAGCAGCAGGCGTTAGGCAACTTCGCTATCACTAAAGATGTTTTAGAGATGGACAGGCAGGAAGTAAGAAAGATGTTCTACAACGATGCTTTCAACCAACTCGAACAGCTAAAAGGAGATCGAAGGAACGAATTGGAGATACGTTCACGGCTTGCCGAGGGGCTTAGGAAACTTGTCATGCCGGTTGGAAGGATTCAATCTGAATGGCTTACAGGCATGATAAAAAGGGATATCGGCCTTCTTTACAGGAATGGAGAACTTGGAGAAATTCCGAAGGAGATGCAGGGTAAAGAGCTTAAGATAGAATACATTGGCAGGATGGCCTTAGAACTTCAGGCGGCACAGTCGATGGGATGGGTACGATGGGTACAGGAAGGGGCCGATATCGAACAGGTCGCACCGGGTACACTCGATCTTGTAAATATCGACAGCGGGTACAAACGGCGCGGGATAACTTTAGGGGTTAATGTTGACGATATCGCCACCGAAGAACAGGTTAAGGAAAAAAGAGAAGCACGCGCATTAAAGGAGCAAAAAGCTATGGAACTTGAAATGTTAAAGCTGGCGCCAAGCGGATATGCAAGCGCCACTAAAGCGCCGGAACAAGGTTCACCGGCAGAAGGAGTTGTGTAATGGGCGGCGGATCGACACCTTCAGTAACCCCGCCTCCGGTTCCAGAGCCGGAAGCGATACCGGAGACACAGGATGTAAGTCAGGTTGGCGAAAAGGCCAGAAAGAAGAAACCGGCACGTAGAAAGACGTTCTTGACCGGAAACTTAGAGCCTGAGACTTTGGGCAAAAAGACATTGTTAGGAGGTCCATAATGGCAGGTGTATGTACAGTAGATATTAAAGTAAAAGTAACCGGTTTAGGCGACGATGTTGTATGCGATAACTCAGTTACCATGACGGTTCCGGTTGAGGTTCAGAAAGGGTATACAGTCTTAGCGACCGCCACTACTACAGGACTCCAATTATTCGATATGGTTGACCACATTGCCTTGGCGAGTATTTACGGAGTCTATATAAAGGCTGTGGTAGGAACAGTGTATATAATGGTAGACACCGCAGGAACCGCAACGCTGACCTCGACGACGGCTGATCTCGTATTAAACGTAGGCGAAGCATGTTACCTGCCTGTAAACCCCGATGGAAATTTAGGAATGGTAATCGACGGCAGCGCAGTAACCGCCGCAATAGAATGGATGATATTAGGAGAATAGTATGATACTTAAAATAACAAAAGAAGACCAGAAGTTGAAAAAAGAAACACAAAGAGCAAACCAGTTTCCAAGGAGTAAAGATGGACGAAAAGCAAAAGCAGAAGTTGTTAGAGAAGAGGCAAGTAACAATAGCAGTCCAAGAGTTGTTCGCAAGCCCAAAAGGAAAGCTAGTCCTACAAAAGTTAAGTGAAATGTGTAACGAGAATAAGCCGACATATGTTGACCAGAACCCTAATGGGTCAGCCTATAAAGAAGGCCAACGAAGCATTATTCTCGGCATACGGAATATAATGAATAAAAAGGAAGAACCTAAACAGAGAAAGGCAGATTTATGAGTGATACAGAGACAACCGACGCAGGGGCTACTGCTGACGCACAACCGACCTCTTTTATTGCAGAAGATGGTACTTTAAGCGATGGATGGAAGGATGCGTACCTCACGGAAGACATCAAAGATGAGAAGGTCTTTGAACGTACTAAGACGATACAGGGTGTATTCAAGACCTTAGCAAACGCAGAGCGCATGACTGGTGCTGACAAGATGCTAAAGCCAAACGATAAATTTGGCGACAACGAGTGGGACGAATACCACCGTGCAGGCGGATGGACTGGCGAAGCCGTAGAGATAAAGGCTCCCGACGGACTTCCTGAAGGATTGTGGAGCGACGACCGTGCCAAGAAGTATGCGGAAGCGTTTAATACACTTCGTCTGAACCCAAAACAGATTGAAGGCTTGACGCAGCTTCATTATGCGGATATTGCAGAGCAGGTCACTAATTCCGAGAACGCACAGATTGAACAGCTTGCCAAACTTCGAGATGGATTACTTCAGGAAAAGGGCAACGCCTACGCGCAGTTCCAGAATAACGGTAATTTTGCTATCCAAAAAGGAACCGAAGGCGAACCGCCTGAATTCAAGGATCGCATAGTAGAAAAGTACGGAAACGATCCGGACTTCGTAAGGCTTTTAGGAAACTTAGGCGGTCAGTTCAACGAGACAGGTTCTGTATCTGCAACCGATATGCAGCCTACTCCGGCTGATATTGAAAAGAAAATAAAAGATATTTACAACTCAGAAGCGTTTAACAAGCCAATGCACCCAGATCACAGATCGACTATGGATACACTGGCAAGACTACATAAAGAGAAATCCCGGCAACCCGCATAAGGATCGGGAAAAACATTTTCGTATGGGACAACCGCTTAGCCGATCCCGAAAATGGCAGTATTCTGCCCGCTTAGCGGCGAGATGGCAGAGAAGACCGGCAACGATAACCTTCTCGATAAACTATAAATTTATTGGAAAGGATTATCATGAGCAGAGCATTAGAAGCAGGGATACCGGAAGGGTTTGTCGATCAGTTTGAATCGACTCTCTACCATCTCCTGCAACAGACAGAAAGTATGTTTCAACCGGCAGTGGATATCAAGCCGATAATGAACGCCGAAGATAAGGCGTTCGATGCTATCGGTAAACTTGGGCTGACTAAAAAGAGTTCTAGAAATCCACAGACGCCGACAAGGGATATCACCACCGAAAGACGTTGGTGTGAAACCGAACCGTATCACGATTCGGTACTTATCGACCCTGACGACGATATCAACCGTATCGTAGAACCTACCTCGGATATTATGACCGAGTACGTCTATGCGATCAACCGCCAAAAGGATGAGATTATCCTTGCAGCTATCGACGGTACAGTAGTATCAGGAAGAACCGCTAAAGGCGGTGAGACCATTACATGGGCGTCTCAGGACGGAGATGTAAAGTATACCGGCAAGAACACCGGACGTACCATCTCATGGGACTGTGCGATTGCAAACTGTAACGCCGCCGATACCGGCATGACGGTCGAAAAAGCACAGCTTGTAAGGGAATATTTCCACTACAATCATGTTCCGGATAGCGTTCCTATCTGGGGTGCTATAAGCCCGCGTCAGGGAACAAACTTCCTCGGTCAGCTTGAATATGTCAGCGGTGACTACAACAATAACAAACCGCTTGCCGTAGGTCAGATCATAAAAGGATATCACGGCATCAACTGGATAGTATCCGACCTGATCGAAGCAGGCACAAGTAACGATGTGGACTCCGATACGAATGTTGTACGTTGCCCGTTCTGGACACAGGGCGGTCTTATCCTCGGTGTTAAGGATATGATTTCGTCTAAGGTTGTTATCGAAAGTATGCTGTCGTTCTCGAAAAGGATTTATGTTCACATGAACATGGGTGCCATGAGACGCGACGAGGATCGTGTTTGTTATGTTGAATGTGTTGAATAACAGGTCGGCGACAAAATAGTATGTCGGTAAAGACCTAATTTTGAAAGGAAAAGTATTATGAGTTACAATTATAGTTTTAAAAACGGAAGACGTACAAGACTGACAGGTCCGTGCAAACTTCCCGCTGCTTACGATTTGTTTCATCCGCATGCTGCACAGCAGTACCAGATCGGCCTTGAGTACGATATCAATGACAGTACGGGACGAAAGTTCAGGTATTGCAAGGCTGGCGCTGCTATCACCAAGGCTAAAGTTATTCAGGCCGCGGCAGGAACGGCAAACTGGCAGGACGAGATACAGACCAATAACCCGTCTCTCCCGACCGCCGGTGATACAACGATCACCGTTACAATGACAGCAACAGCTACGGAGAATCAGCTTGTAGACGCATGGCTTACAGTAGAGCAGGGAACAGGCTACGATGAGATGTATCTTATCAAAAGCAACAAGGCAGGAACTGCCAACGCTACCACTGGTTATGATGTAAGAGTCACACTGGCAGATCAGGGCGGAATAAGAACTGCGTTCGCTGTGACGTCTAATATCACGGTTATGTTTAATAAGTGCGAAGATGTTATCACAGCGCCAGCCAATCCTACCGGGGTATTAGTAGGAGTCTCACTGGCTACTGTGACAGATAACTATTACTTCTGGGCGCAGTATGCAGGCCCATGTCCGATTACGTGTGACGATACTGATACTATCGTGGTAGGTGATCCGGTAGATGTATCTGCCGATGGGACAATACCGGGTGCTGTAGCGCTTATGGACGTAGCCGCTGATGACCACTTCGTCGGACTGGTAATGAGAGCATCTGCTACCAGCGAAACGTCAATTATTGACCTTAAGTTATAGGAAGGAGTATAAAATGAAACGATTACTAATAATTTTACTGCTTTGTGCTTCTGTCTACGCTTCTCAGATAGGTGAGGTTGATAGGAATGTCGGTGCGTATACCGGGCCAAAAGCCGGAACCGCACAGGATGATAACATCAAAGCATCACTCGACCTACTTCATGCAAATCAGTATAAGTATGTCTCTGTGGTTGCTACAGGAACCGATGACAACTTATTCGATGTCGATGGCGGACCGATAC